AGAATACAAATAGTCTTACCCGCCGAAGTGCCACCACGTACTATGCGGGTTCGGTTCTTTAGTTTTCGTAATGTAGTAAGTGCTTTTGTTTTTTTTACGTGCATACTAATCTACAAACAACGGAATATCCTCGTTGATTGTAATATCCCTTGTTTCCCTTGGTTTCCCTGCGTAGTAATTGTAAAATAATTGAACGTATTTGAAATCGCCTTTTTCAACACCATCTTTTAATGCCATAAATGCCGAATCCTCTAATGGCGATAGTTTTTCTATAAGGTTTATTTCGTCGGCTTTAGACTTACGTCCCGCACCGTTTCTTTTGCCTCCGTGTTTCATCTTGATAAAACTTGATTATTCATATATACAATAAAAAAAACTATTCTTTGTTAAAATACAAAGCTATTAATAAAGTAACAATACCACTAAGATATATAAATGCAAATACTTCAGACATCTACAAAAGGTTTATACATTTACTTTTTCTTGTAAGTCCTTATTTATGTAATTATATAGGGTTCGGTTTTCTAGTAACGTTTGTCTATGTTCTACTAGTATCTTACCAAACTTGTGTTTGTAGTAATTTATGTCTTTATGTTTAAGTGCTAGTTTTAGCTTGATTCTTATTTTAAATTCTATGTCGTTATATAGTTCTTTATATTGGTCGTCGTATCTTGTTAACACTTCATTGTAAAGTTTTATCCCATGCAAAACCGACGCATGGTCACGACCCGCCATATTACCTATTTCGTAAAGCGTTGCCGTAGTATATTTTTTACATAACGTAAACAAAACCGCCCTTGTATAAACAAAGTGTTGCTTTCTACTATTTGTAGTTAATTTAAGTTTGGTTTTATTTTCTACTAGTTTTTTAATTTCTTGTATTTTCATATTCTTTTATTGCTTTTTGTATTCCTTGACACGCTTCATAATCTTCTATATCTTCGTACATTCTTAACGTTTCTTCCATTTCTTGCATACTTACACCATGTTGAAAATCTATAAGTGCAAGTAAATAAAACTCGCTTACTGTTTGTTTGTTCAAAACATTCTTAATTGTAGTTGATGTTGTTTTAATCGTTTTATTGCTGCTTCGTAATATTCTGTGTCTATTTCATATCCTGTTAAATCATATCCTAAATTATGACAAGCTATTGCTATGCTTCCACTTCCTAAATGAGTATCAAGTATTTTATCTCCTTCTTTTGCGTAGTTCATCAATAACCACTCATATAGTTGAATCGGTTTTTGGGTTGGGTGTATTCTTTTTTGTTTGTTTTTCATATTGCCTTGCAACATACCATTCCACATAAACCTATAGCTTTTAATACTATTTATTTTACTACAATAAGCAAGTTCACCATCAGAGTTAGAGTAATTTTCAGCAGTAACTTTATCCCAATAAATACGACCACCTTTAAACAAATCATATTCGTAATAATTTACACCCCATATAATTTGATGCTTACTCACTCTTTTAAGTTCTAAAAAATAATCTTTAGGCGGTGTGTAAGTATCCCAATCTTTTTTTCCATAGTTTTTTCTTTTAGCTACTGATGCTTTAAACTTTTTTCCTTGCCTATCATCATTACCTACATTAATCCCATAAGGTGGGTCAACGATAGCAAGGTCAAACTGATTATCGCTAAACCCTGCCATCGCAACCATACAATCCTTACTGTGTAACTTTATCATTTTGTATTTCCCTGTAAAAACTAATTTGTTTTTTTACTTCAGGTTTTATCCACTCAACCGAAGAAAGTATAGGGTTGTCTTGTTCTGCCCAAGTTTCTAGTTGATTAAAAATAAAATTCATTTCTTTTGTATTTCCCTTACAATTAGAATGTGCAATACCACAAACCCTGTTAATTGTAAAGGCTTGTATTTTTACGCCACCATATTCCTTTTTTAAATCGTAAAACCTTTTAAAAAGATACTCGCTAAATACTCTATTTCTAATTACTGAATTACCTGTTTTAAACATTTCATTGCAACCATTATTAAAATAAATATTTAATACATTACCAACCGAAAAAATATCTTTTGTATCTAAGTATTTTTTATAAACATAAGCATAGTCTTTTCTCGTTTGTGAATAGCTTTTTAAATAGTCATACGCACCCCATTTTCTATTGTTGTTGTTAATAGTCATTACGTATTTTTGGTATTCGTCAAAGTTAGTTGTATCAACCCAATCGATTATATAAGCTGGTAGTGTTTCTATTCCCATCTTTGTCGCTTGCAAAACTCTGTGATGCCCCTCTAACAAGTTGCCTTTGTCATCAATGATAATTGGAACTAACCAACCAAATTCAGTAATTTTATTTTTAAAACTATCTGAATGTTTTTCAACTATATCTCTATTAACGTTAGAAAATTTAATTTTGTTAATTGGATAATTTAAGTTAAACGTACCTACTTTTAAATCTGTTTTATTCATAATATTAATTTTATGTGTTGCCTACTCTTTAAGGTTTTCGGCTTCCCCTTATAATATACCACGCATTACGTATTGGTCAATGTCGTTATCTTCTACAAAAAAGTATTTGTATAAATCGATACCTTGTCTAAATTTATCTTTGCCCCTTTCTATAAATTCATCACTTGCTTCAAATATTCCTATGTCACAACTTCCTTTATCTATAACAAGGAACGTTACTTTACTAGCTTTAAATAAGTTTTTATATATGTAGGCTTGTAAATCGTAACCGTATTTGTCGGCACTATATCTAAAAGAAGATAGTTCGCTAGATGTTTTTAGGTCTATTAAGTGGTCGCCTTTTAAAATGTCCGCCTTACCCCTTACCGCAAAACCTTCAATCATTTCTATTGCGGGAACCTCAAACTCCGATTTGTTCAATAGTTTAATCGCAGCTTCATTTCTAAGTAAAGCGTCCGTTAGTCTTTCCGCTTGTTGCTTTTCTTTTTCTAAATAAACCTCATCGTGTTCGCTAAGTGCTTCTTTGTAAACTTTGCTATTCTTAGATGCAATATCTAAAAAGTGTATCTTATCAATCTTTTGGGGTTCCAATACCATCCAATGTAAAAGCTTGCCTTGACGTAATGCTGGCGTATCAATATTATTACCGTACTTCATTATATTCCTATATGTCTTAGGACTTTTAAGAAGTGTCTTTATGCTACTACTACTTAATGCGTGTTTGTTAAGATGTCCATAGTAAAATTCATCCGAAACCATTTGAGTAAGTATTTCTTCTTTTCCCCAATGTTCCCCGTTTAGTAGTGTTATCATATCCCAATCATTTCTATATCGTCGTCTTCCCTGCGTTGCAATTCTATTTTGCACCTTGCCCGAAAAGAATTAAGATGTTTAGGATTATTACTAATGTTAATTAGTTCTTGTGTGGTGTAACTTCTATAAAATAGTTCTTCGTAACTGTACATATATTTTGTTTTATGTTACGAATATACTTATTAATATTTAATTAACATCTTCTTTTGCAAAAACTTTTTGTTCCAGCTTTTCAATTTTGTCTAATGCAACCACCAAAGCTTGTTGTGCAATCTTTAAATCGTTTTGCATTTTAATTAATTTACTTTCTTTCATATTAGTAGTTGTTGTTGTATATCTATCTAAATTTTCGTAATATTTACTTACACTATCCCCCATAGACTTCTATTTTATTTTTTAATTTCAGTATTTCTTTTTCTAGTTCGTTAATCTTTTTTTCGGCGTTCATTGCCCTTTGGATTGCACGAAGTTTGTCTGCACGATATTCGTTTACCGTATGATTAAAATACAATTCATTTGTATATATTTCCGTAACGTAGTAATTAATATCGATTAGCGTACCCATTAAATCATCAACAACATCTGTTCGCTTTTTCTTTTGCCATTCAAGCAAAGTATTAGCTATTATGTCAAAGTTGTTTAAGTAGTTTATATGTTTTAAGTTGTGTGCTTTTTTATTCATTAAAATTTACATTTAGAACAATTAAAGTATTTTCCTATTTCATTGATGTAAGGTATAAAATTTTTTGGTTTTTTAAAATAAGTCCAATTTCCTTTGTAATATCTAGCGGATACAAAACACTTTTCTAATGGTATATTAGTCTTGTCGTCTTTGTATTCGTGTTCTACTTTTAAAGCAATGCCACCTTCACCCCACTTATCTATTATTCTTTCTAATATTAGCTTTTGTCCCGTTGGTATTTTGTTATACTTTCTTTTTACTTCGCCAAGTATTAAAACATTATCGTCAAATTCTAAAACAAAATCAACATCCGATGGGTGCATTTTGCCATTTTGTACACCCGTAAAATCTATTACTTGTTTTACTTGGTTTCTATTTCTTATTAAGCTATCCAAGATATTCTTTGTAAATACGTTCCAATCTTTTAAACACACCATTTAAAAAACATGACCCGCAACTAGTTAATTCCCTTTTGTCTTTAAATACCCTATTGTAGATATCTAATAATTCGGTTTGTTCGATAGGTGTAATTTGATTCTTTTTACTTTTAAATACTTTTGATAAATAATTAAATTCATCTTCCGTCAAGCACAAAGGTCTTTCGTAAGGGA